ATCATCCTCAATATTTATTGACTAATGGTGGTAGACAATTAACCGGTGACTGGAATTTTGGTTCTTTTACCATTTCTGGCACCGGCGACATCTATTGTAATGATCTACATACCAGTAGCGGTAGTTTGTATTTAGGCAATCTACATTTAACATACTATAATAATGAATTTATTGTTCCAAGCCATATGTTTGTGGGCCAGGATATGTTCTGTGAAAACTTGGTTAGTAGGGGAAATACGACCACTAGCGGTATAAAAGTTAGTATTGATGGCGACGCTGCATCTCCTGCTTATACATTTGATTCAAATTCAAGTACTGGCATGTATTATATTCCTGGTGACTATAAAGCCCTCGCATTTTCAATGGATGGCCAGGAAATAATGCAAATGGATAGATGGTTTAACGTTGGCATTGGTATGAATAAAGATATTTATCGTACCAGACCGTTTGCTAATCTACATGTTTATGATAACGGGAGCGCCGAGATTAGAGTAGAAGGTAGAGCTAATGGTCATGGTGATGCTAAAATTTATGCCATGTCTGGTAATAGTAGTTCATCTAAAGCTATACTTCAATTATCTAAGCATAGTGGAATGGCTGGCGGTGGCGGTATTTATCTATATCATAAACAAGATGGTTCTCCATCTAAAACCTTTAACATTGGAACATCTACTTCAAATCATTATTTTAGAATATTGGAGTTTGAAGAAGACCAAATAGGTTATATAGGAATCGGTGGCGTAGATAATCCGCAAGAACAACTTCATGTCAATGGTAATATTCAAGTTGACGGTGAAGTTTATTGTGATAACGTTGTTCCAGCGAACGGAGTATCTGGCTGGTATGACGATGGGACTAATTTTAGAGTAACTGTAATAAATGGTATAATAACAGATATAGGCCCAACAGTTTCAGGCGGATATTCGATGTCGTAATATAACTGGGGCATCGTTCAATGGTAGGACAACCGGCTCTGACCCGGTCAATCCAGGTTCAAATCCTGGTGCCCCAGCCAAGGAGTAAAATTATGATTAAGTGGATTGGAATAGCAATAACTGCTCTAGGCATGATTGTAGGAGCGGTCTTTTTTCTCGAAGACAGATACGAAAACGAAAGTGATGCTGCTATAGTTAAAGTTGAAGTCGAGGAGATGAAGTCAGTAGATGCAGAACAGATAGAAACATTAAAATCTATGCAAAGGACTCAAGAAGCTTCAGAAAGATCTAGAGATTTGATGGCATTGGAATCATATCAAAATCAAAAATTTCTACTGCAAGAAAAGCTGAAAGAAGATCCTGACAATAGTTTGTTGAAGGATAAAATAGAACGATTAACTGATTTGATAGAGAAGTTGGAAACAAAATTATATCAATAGGATTAAAAAATGGATATAGATCACTTTATTTCCAAGTTCCTTGAAAAAAAGGCCGAGGAGCTAAAAGAATTCAAGGAAAAGTATTCAAAATTAAAAGGTAAAAGAAGTTATGCCGAGTGGGAAGAGGTTTACATGGTCTGGACAGAAGAAAATGAGACATTACAGATTCTTCTGAGCGACGACTAGATTATCTAACCACTGTTTGTAGAGGCATAGTAAAAGGAGATGGCAAATGGTACGAAGAGCCGGATGGCATATGAAGGAAATTGAATTTTTAGCCGAGAATTATGCAATAATGACGATTAAGGAATTGCAAAAGGGTTTGGAAGATTTATTACCCGGGCGTAGAAGGTCGGCAGACTCAATAAACGCTAAAATAAAGCGCATGAAAGCCGAAGGAAAGATTGAAGGGCAGAAAGAACAAGATGCTGTAAATCGATCTTTAGTACAACGGCGGAAAGATATATGAACAATGTAAATAACAAGGGCCCAAGTCTTTGTAAAAATTGTAAATATCGCTTTAGAAGGGTATTTATCCCCCTAGATCCCGATGATTATGTAGATGAAGACGGGGATTCAATTCTGAGGGGAGAGGATAATATTATCATTACAAATGTGTGTTTATTATCAGGAATGGATATCGACAGAGAGGTTACAGTAGAATGTAATCATTTCAAGGAAAAGATAGACGAAAAAGATACCGTTCCTTTTTTTAAGCATTTATAAGGATGGGAAACTATGAATTTTAACGGCGGATTTTTAAAGGTTCCTATTGCTGTGATGGACAGCAATTATTACAAGTACATATTGAACGATACCGACAAAAACATTTTACAGCATTTATGGAGTAACGTTTCTATCGGGTCTAGTAAATATTATCAAAACGGATTATTAGTTGCCAATATTAAAGAACAGACGCTTTTAGAAAAAACTGGGGAAACATACCCGACCCTTCTTCGGCGATTGAAACGGCTCGATTCTCTTGGCGTTATAATTAAAAAGCGGCATAAAGTTAAGCATAACAGATATTTAGTGGGTTTCAGAGCCAAGGAAAATGAGCGTCTATATTTATTATACCATCTTATCAATGAATACGAAGAGATTTTAAAGCGAAATGTCGCAAACCAAATGGATGAATTTACTAAAAAATGGCAAACCCCTTCTATAAAAGACGTTTCATCCTTTAAAATGGACGGAAACTATAGAAAATTTATAATGGCTTATTTCGATAGGCCCGTAGAATTAATAAACAAAAGGGTAAAGGACGGCAAAACAATCTTCGAAATACTTTTCAACCGAAAAGATGTTTACAGGCATCCACTTCCACGTCTACGAGAATTAGATTTTGAGGGATCAAAATGATCCCCTAAAGGGATCAAAATGATAGATTTTCGTAGATCAAATTGATCGATTACATATTTATAGATATTGTGTTTATAAGATCTTAGTTTATAGGATCGCTTCGCGATGCTATGCTGAATCAAAGGAAATTTTTTAGCTGAGTAGTGGTTTAACAGATTTAAGATTTTTCTTTGGAGGAGTAAATTAATGCCAATAATTTTGACAAGGCCAGGTGGAATAGAGGCTGAATCTAGTCTCGACACTTCCAAATTCGTTTTTAACCAACATTTGAATACTGTTAGTGGAACCCAAGTTTTTTCCCTGCCGGATAGCCCAGTCTCCGGCACAGTTCAAATTTATGTAAACGGTTTATTACAAGAACCGGGGCCCGGAAAAGACTATGCGATTTCAGGACAGACCATTAGTTTTACAGCTGCTTTAGAAATTGACGATATATTACTTGCAAGTTATATTAAACAATAATTACCAGCATTTAGCATTAAACAAAATATGAAGGAGGAGGTAATCCTAAAAAATGGCTCTTAACACTTCAATTAGAGGCGCGCAAATTAAAGAGGCTTTTGCTGGTGATGGATTAACTATATCCGGCGGTGTTATGTGGGTCAACGTCGACGATTCGTCCATTGAAATAACCGCTGACGTTTTAAATGTTAAGTCTGGCGGTATTACCAATGACATGCTGGCTGGCTCAATCGGCGACGATAAATTAGCGGGTACTTATATTTACGCTGATGGAACGAGGCCGTTTACCGGTACGGTTAGCGGTGTTACGCCGACTGAAGATGCGCATCTAGCTACTAAGGCATATGTAGATGCTTTCATTGATGAAAGTGAGTTGGCTACCCTTAGTGGCGCGATCGTTACTTATCTTACTAGCTCTGGCGTAATAGACCATGGGGATTTAATTGGTCTATCCGATGACGACCACACACAATATTTGCTTGCTGACGGTACAAGGGCGCTGTCAGGAGATTTAAATCCTAATGCTTCTGGCACAGTCGATCTTGGTTCAGCTACATATCCTTACGCCGAAGTCCATGTAGATAATTTGGATTTTTATTCATTACCTACGTCGGATGGTGGCACTCTCGGTACCAGAGTAACTGGTAATGTAGCGGACGCTACCGCTGTTGGACAAGCACTTTATTTGAATGGCAGTGGCCAATGGGCTTTGGCTAAAGCTGACGCAGCAGCTACTATGCCCGCTACTGCTATTAGTACGGTGAGTGGAACTGGTTCTCAGAAAGTTCTTACTCATGGATTTATTAGAAATGACGCATGGAATTGGACTCCTGGGGGAGATATTTACGTATCGTCAGCTACAGCTGGCGCATTGACACAGACTACAGTAACTGGGACTGGGGATCAGGTTCAAGTAGTTGGTTTTGCTGTAAGTGCTTACGTTATGTATTTTGATCCTGACTATACTTTGATTGAACTAGGGGATCCCCCATACTACACAAAGAGCGAAGTAGATACTTTAATTTCTGGTACTAATGAATTTACGGAATTGACCGATACTCCAGCAGCTTATGCTGGCAATGATAACAGACTATTGAGAGTTAATGGTACTCCCGATGCAGTTATTTTTGAAGACGGGTTAACATATGATGAATCAACTCTTACTGTTGACGGTGATATTTTGCCCGCGAGCTCTGGAACTAAAGATATTGGTTCTGCTGCTATGCCTTATGCGGAAGGTCATTTTGATGATGTGTACATTAAAGGAAGTACGCTATACATAGGTGACAGTGTTATTACTCATGACGGAACAAATCTGTTCTTAGATGACGGATTTGATATTGGTGGGCATATAGCTGTTGGTGCTGATGCTTCGGTAGATTTAGGTGCTGGACCCACATATCAGATTATGGCCGCTTTTGATGAAACATTTGGAGCCGGTGTCCTTGGCGGTTATGGTGTATATGTAAATATCGATGGTACGGCTAATAATGCTAGTGCTACTTTAAGGGGCGGTTATTTTGGTGCTACTCAAACCGCCGGGGGCATCTATGACTATATATACGGTGTACATGTTTTGGGTGCGTCTGATACTGATGGTGCCGCTGTTTCTGGTATTAAAGGGGGGCAGTTAGCCGCATCTCTTAGTGGGAACAATACTACAATTACTAATATGATCGGCGTAGATGGGGCATCCACAACAGCTTTTAGTATGTCTAACGCTGTTGTTACTAATATGATAGGTGGACAATTTCAGATACTTACAGATGGAAGCGGTGACGTTGATATAGCCAATGGGTATGGTGTAAAAATTATGGCACCAGGATATAATCCAACTGGTACTGTAACCAATCTATATGGTCTTTATGTGGCTGATCATTCAGGATCTAATTTTACTAATAAATATAATATTTATTCTGCTGGTATCAGCGGTTCGAACTATATTGAAGGAAATTTAACTGTTAGTGGCACAATTATTAATACTAATATTTTAGAACAAGGTAAAAGAGGATCCGATGACAGTGTTTTTTATATTGGAACTGACGCTCTTTTAACTAGGCGTACAGTTGGCACTGGTTTGCAGAATATGGCGATTGGTTACCAGGCTGGATATAGTATTGGTACTGGCGGTACTGGATCAGGGCAGTTTAATACTATTATGGGCTACCAAGCGTATTATTATGGGAATGCAGCTGATAACGTAATAATAGGATATAAAGCTGGCTACGGCACTTCGGGAGCCGCTGGCACTGGTAGTAACGTAGTTATAGGAGCCGCTGCCGCATATAATCTTAATGATGGAGATTTTAATACGGCAGTGGGACGCGTTGCCGCAGGCGCAATTACCGATGGTGAAAATAACGCTAATTTTGGGTATAGCTCAGGATATCATAATAAAGTAGGATTTTATAATACTACTTTAGGCGCTCAGGCTGGACATGGTAATATGAATAATAGTTATAGCAATAACGTTTTTGTAGGATATAGAAGTGCGTACGAAGTAACCACTGGTGGAGATAACACAATTATTGGTTTTGAAGCGGGTTATAATGTAGCCACCGGTTCTGGTAATGTATTTCTTGGACACAGGGCTGGGTATAATGAAAACGGATCTGCCAAGCTTTATATTGATAATACTAATACTAGCTCACCCCTGATTTATGGTGAATTTGATAATAATTTAGTTAAAATTAGGGGAGATATACTGCCTTCTACTTCTGGAACTTACGATATCGGTTCCGCTGCTATGCCTTACGCGGAAGGACATTTTGATGATCTATATGTAAAGGGAAGCACTTTTTATCTAGGTGATGTTGATTTTACGGAATCTGGTGGAATCGCTACTATTGGAAATTCGTATGGAAATGGCGTTAGAATATTTGCTAACGCAACGAAAGTATTTGATGCTACCTACACATCTCAAACCCTTGGTGTTGCAGCTGATGACAGAATTGAAGTAAATCAAAGCAGTAATTATATTAGAGCATATTCGGATGCTTATACGTTTTACGATCTTTCTGAAAACTCTGTTTGTTTGAGTATGAGTCAAACTAATGTTAATTTGAGAGCCCAGGGTACTACTGAGGCTCTGATTACTTCCGATGGACTTACATTAAAAACTGGAGCTTCAGTTAATGAATTTTCAATTGATGGTACATTAGGTGGAAATTCAGATGACGCGGTTCCAACCGAAAAAGCTGTTAAGACTTATGTTGACACGGTTTCCGGTTCACTACAGACCGACATTATTTGGGAAATTGTTGATACTCCTACCACTCAGATTAGACCTAAAGTTGAACATCTGAGCAAGGCTATTTACACCGAAGGTAATGTAACCATTGGTGGAGATCTTACTGTAACTGGTACACTATTTTATGCGGATGTTGAAACAGTTCAGGTCCAAGATAACATCATGCATATTAACTACGGTGAGTCTGGCGCTGGTGTAACTGCTGGCGAAGCTGGTATGCAGGTTGATCGTGGTAGCGAAACTGACTATTTCTTCATATTTGATGAAGGAACTGACACTTTCCGTGTTGGTGTATCTGGTACTCAAAATGATTTCAATACAGCGGAACTTCAGCCTGTTGCAACTCGTGAAGACGTTCCGATAGATCATAGAGTAGGCTGGTGGGATGCTCCTAATTACACTTTTAGAACTCATGGCGACACTTATATTACGGTTAATAGTGGTACTGACACTATTGTATTAGCTGCTAGTGACACCACTGAGATGACCGTTAATACCGATGGTATGTCATTGAAGTCTGGTGCCTCGGTTAATGAAATAGTGACAAGCATGAGTTCTGCCGCAACTGACGACCAGTTGGCTACCGCTCAGGCGATTTATGAATACGTTAACACTGTATCTGGTGCTATGGTTCATAATGAACTTGAAGGATTGCAAGGCGGCGGTGGAGGAAATTATTATCACTTGGATGAAACTGATTATACAGTATTGTCTGCTATTACATCAACAGATGTAAGTCAGTGGGATACTGCCTATAGTCATAGTCAGATTACTACTGGTAATCCCCACAGCATAGATTATGCGGATGTTGGCGCTATTGAGGATGCAGCTGATACGGTTAAAGATACCCACATTGATTGGGGTTCTGGAGCTGGTCAGGTTGATTTGGATGATGTGCCTGACGGGACTAGTTATGAAAGAGTAGCTGCAAGTCAGTTGGAAAGTGGTATTTACATAGACGCTACTACCGCTGTTAAGGGTATTGCTTCGTTTGATGATGGAGACTTCACAGTAACAAGCGGCGCTGTATCAATCAAGACCGATGGAGTAGATGAGGATCAAATTAATATCGCTAATGCTCCTGAGGACGGTTATTACTTGAAATATACGGCAGCTAGTGGTATGGTATGGACTGACGTATCTGTTGAGGGTGTTCTTGAAAGTGATTACGCAATGGAGAATGAATCTGGAAATTGTGATGGTGGTACTACAGATTTCACCATTGACAATGCTCCGGTCGATAATTCACTTCAAGTTTATCTAAATGGTTTGCTACAAGAGAAGGGAGTAGATTATACTCATAATTCTGGTACTACTACTGTAAGCTTTGCTGTAGCACCATTGCTTAATGATATTTTGATAATACATTATGTGAAGGCATCTTCATAATAATATAAAAGGGGCGGGATTTATTCCCGCCTCTAAACAATTGAGGTGTTGTATATGGAACTAAAAGGAAGTTTTGCTGATAGATTACCTCCCGAAAAAAGGGAGAAAATGGAAAGAACTTTAAGAAGAATGGAAGAAGTAAGGAGGAATGATGATATGAGATTAAGGGACATAATTAATGCGAAGTACGACTGGGCTATAGAGGAAATAAAGAAAGGGCATAAAGTAATAGAGGATTTGGATAAACAAATAAAGGAAATTGAGAAAAAGAAAGAGGGAGTCAGGCTACAGCTTTTAAAGCTTGACGGTGTGGTTTTGGCTTTGAAAGATGTGTCAGAGGAAGCCGACAAGATGGCTAAAGAAGAAGCGGCAGCTAAAGCTCTCGCGGCGAAAAAAGCCGCCGAAGAAGCAGCTGCTAAAGCTGCGGAAGAAGAAAAATCAAAAAAGAAAACTACAAGAAAAAGAACCACTAGAAAAACTAAAAAGACAGAATAACCATGGCAGATAGAGGAACAAGTATACGAGCATCCCAGCTTAGAAACTTTTCTATTACGGCTGAGGATATTCAAAACAATAGTTTGACGGGCAACAAGCTTATCGATAGTACCGTATCAGGGGCTAAAATTGCTGACGGCACTATTACGGAAGCCAAGTTAGACATATCTAATGAGCCCGCTGACGGTTATTATTTGCAATATACCGATGCTTCTGGATTTACTTGGTCCGCTGGAACGGTTAGTGGAGGCGGTGGGGGAGTATCTGACCACGGCGCTTTGACAGGTTTGGAAAACGATGACCATTCTCAATATGTTTTGGCTGATGGTTCTAGAGCTATTACCGGGGACCAAACAATTTCTGGTTCTTTAACAACTGGAGATTATATAGAAATTCCCGCCGACAAAGCATATTACGCGGGAGATACAACAACCAGTGGAAGCTGGAGAATAAGAATAGATGGAGACGATTTTGTTTTCAATGCCATCAGCATTATTTGATGCGGAAACGCAGAAATAGATAATTTATCTAGCAAAATCGATAAATTATTCTATAATATAAATGGAAAAATAATTAAGAATTAGGAGGATTTAGTATGAGCGTACCTTATGTCATTGAAGGCGAAGGTCAAAAGGAAAAGGTTTATGATTTATATTCTAGACTTTTAAGGGACCGCATTATTTTTCTTGGAAGAGGAATCCAAGATGACATGGCTAATTCTATAGTGGCCCAGCTATTATTTTTGGAGGCTGATGATCCACAAAGGGACATTATCATGTACATAAATAGTCCTGGAGGATATATATCAGCGGAAGCGGCTATTTTGGACACAATGAATTATGTTAAGCCAGATGTGAGTACGGTTTGTGTAGGACATGCGGCCAGTGCAGCCGCATTTATTTTAGCATCTGGGGCTAAAGGAAAGAGATACGCATTAAAAAACGCAAGGATAATGCTACATCAAGTTTCTGGCGGGGCCGAAGGGCATGTTGAAGACATGAGAATAGCAGTAAATGAAGCCAATTTTTTGAATCAAAAAATGATAGAAGAACTTGCTAAAATTACTGGGCATTCAGAGGAAAAAATAAGGAGAGATATTAATAGAGATTACTATATGAGTGCCGAGGAAGCCAAAGAATATGGGCTGATTGACGAGGTTTTGACTTCTCGGGAGTAGCAAATAGTGAAAATAAAGTATAACAAGGAAAAATCTGGTAAACAGTTAGGTGGCGGAGGGCCTAGAGACAGGCAGTTAGCTCATAGGTTTAAGCAAGAAGATAGGTTAATCGAAAAACTTAAACCGGCAATTTCTGCGGAAGTGGCCAAAGCCCAAGAAGGTCCGCAGGCTGGACCAGACCTTTCACAGTATTTGCCGATGGAAATAGCCAGGCAAAAAATAGAAGAAGCCGTAGAATATACCAAAAAACTTGATAAGGAAAGATACGAAAGCGGTTTAAAGAATTTAAATGACCAATTGAAGGCGGCTAGAAAAAAAGCGGCTCTTGCGGAAGAAGAACTAATTAACGCTAATGCGGAAATAAGGCGTTTGAAAGATCAAGTAACTTCTACTCCGACCGTTTCTGAAGAAGCTCGGGAACAACTACATAAAAAAGATTTGGAAATAAAAGATAGGGAAATTAAAATAGCTCGGCTGGAATCAACTCTTAAATCTAAAGAAGAGGCTGAGCGGGTAGTTAATGAATTACAGAATAAATTGGATAGGTTATACAACAAAATAGCAGATGGGTCAATAAGTCCGCTAGTTGGAAGTAAAATGGATAGACCCGAACTCGAAGATAAAATTTTCATAGACCCGATAGATCATGATCAGGAACACGAGCTGGATTCACATATAGATGTAAAAGAAGAATCGACCGAAGAAAGACGGGATATGAAAGGCGATCTAGAAAAATTACGCAGATTGTTAAAAATGTAAGGAGGTTTATCATGTCTGAATTGAAAGGAGTGGGGCTAGATATTGGAACTAATATGTTGGTGTCCGCGAGAATGGGTGAGGATGGATCTCCCATTTATAAAAAGCAGCGAGACGCATTTTTTAGGCTCTCCCCAAAATCGGAAGTAAATAGGAAAAGTATTAGAATGTCGTTGGAAAGCAGGGGCGCTAGTTTTATTGTTGACGGCGACGATTTTATTATTGTTGGAGAAGACGCTTTACATATGGCGAATGAGCGCAATATGGAAGCTCGTAGGCCAATGAGAAGAGGCGTTTTGTCGCCGAAAGAAAAATCTTCTTTGCCAATGATTAAATTAATCATCAAAAAATTGGTCGGCGAGTCAGAAACAAATGATAAATTAATATTTTCAATACCTGCTGAACCGATAGATTTAGATTTCGATATTTTTTACCACGAAGAAATGATGAAAGCTTATTTGAGAGAAATGGGGTTTAACCCATCCTCTTTAAGTGAAGGTTTTGCCATCGCTTTTTCCGAACTTTTGGACGATAACCTGACTGGAATGTGCTTGTCTTTTGGAGCAGGAATGGTTAATACGGTGGTTTGCTACGAAGGAGATCCTATAGTTCAATTTTCTGTTACCAAGGGCGGGGACTGGATAGATGAATGTGTAGGAAAAGCTCTTGATATTAGTCCTTCGATGATCCAAATCGAAAAAGAAGAAACCAATTTGGATCTGGTGGAACCCAGAGGGCAAATTCAACAAGCGCTATCGGTTTATTATAATGTGCTTATAAATTATTCTCTGGACAACATAATTTATGAATTGGAAAGAGCTAAGTTACCGGCTTTTAGAAGCCCTATTCCAGTTATCGCTTCCGGAGGATTGACCCTCGCTGGTAATTTTGTTAAGAAATTTAAATTGGAAGTGGAAAAAAAGAAATTCCCTTTTGAAATCAAGGAGATAAGGCGAGCCAAAGATCCGATGACCTGCGTTGCTCACGGATGTTTAATGGCCGCGATCCTTTAATAAATAAAAAAATCTAGCAAATTTGAAAAAGTATTCTATAATATTAATAATAACACCAAGATAAGTTTAAGTGATATAAAATGTGCATGCCGATGTGGCATGCCGAATAATTAAGGAGGTTTTAGTATTATGTCTGAAGAAAGAGTTAATGGTGTTGTGAAATGGTTTAATGCAGAACGCGGATATGGGTTTGTTCTAAGAGAAGCCGAAGAAGATGTTGATGAAAGTAATGAGTATTTTGTTCATTATTCTTACATCAACATGGAAGGGTATAAAACTCTGAGAGCCGGCCAAAAAGTTACCTTTGTTTTGGTAGAAACCGACAAAGGCGTTCAAGCACAAGATGTAATTCCTGAATAAGGGGAAAAGAAATGTATTTAGCTGAGCTAATTAAGGAAAAGGATTATGTAGAATCTTCCATATATGATTTAAGAGATCACATATTGCATTTGGCTATTTTAAAAGACAAGAGCGATTATAAAGAAAACAAGTTTAGTTTGGATCAGAGACTTAAAGAACTAGAGGCTCTGCATTTGAAATATCAGCAATTTTCTGTTTCAATCGAGCGGGCAAAATCAAAAACTAAAATAAAAGTCAATGATACAGAATTAAGCTTAACAGATGCTATTACTTTAAAAGAGTCATTGGAATATAAATTACAAAGCCTTGAATACATATTAGATACTGCAATAATATTTGAAAGAAAAGGCGAAGGAATTTTAATTGTAGATAGCGACGGGTTATTCGATTTAATTGAAGAAACCCGTTTGGATATTAAGACTATAGAGTCTCAAATAGACATGGCTATTTGGAAAACAGAGGTCAAGTAATGATTTTTAGATATTGGGTAAAGTTTGGCGCCGACGGAGAGATTGAGGCATTGTCAAAATCTAAAATTGAAGGATCCGAAGAATACATTGTCAAATTAATTCCAATAGACAGAAAATCTGAAGACCTTAAATATACGACGGATGAATTTTTAAAGTCGACCGAAAAAACTTTGGGCGGCATTAAAAAATTTCGTACCGAGCTGGAAAAAACAGCAAAAGATTTACGGAGGCTTACAAAATGATTATTGGCGTATTAGGCAAGGCTAGATCTGGTAAAGATCAATTCGGAGATTACTTAATAGAAGCTTTTAAGGAACATTATAACAGACCATTCATTAAAGTGGCTTTTGCTGAGCAATTAAAAAGTATGTGTGCTGAGCATTTTGGGCTGACCAAAGAGCAGCTTTGGGGAGATAAGAAAGAAGTAGAAGACGAACGTTTTTTGAAAGCTGCAATGGGAGAAGATCCGGAATATTCTGTTTTTTGGACTCCGAGAGAAATAATGCAGGCGATAGGAAGTTTTTATAGAAGCATAGATCAAGATTTTTGGGTTAAGGCATTAGATAAGTCCATCATGTGGATGAGCCCTTATCAAGATTTCATTGTTACTGATGTTCGACATTTAAATGAATGTGCATATATCAAAAGTAAAAATGGGATTTTGATAAAAGTTTTGCGAGAAGAGGCGTCAGAAATTCATGGTATGGCACATGAGTCAGAAACGGCGCTAGACAATTTTGAAGACTTTGATTTTGAAATAAATAATAATGGTACTCTGGAAGACCTGAAACAATCTGCTAGAGATTGTGTTTTTATGATGGTTAGTGTAGAGAATCTTATGAAAAAGGGGAGGATTATCAATGGCTAGTAAAAAAGGTTTGACATTATCTATTGCGCCCGAAGAAATTATGGGCGCTGAAGTAACAAAGAGTGGGGATTACAGATACGCGAGTGTCGGTATCAAAAGAGGCGACAACGAATATTTGAGAATCGCTTACGAATGGAAAGGTGATGGTATTCCCGAGTTTGTGATGAGTCTTATGAGTTGGATGCAGTCAAATAAAGAAGAGATAGAGGCTAAGAAAGACGAACATAAAGAAGAATACCAATCGCTAAAGGAGAGACTATAATATGGCACTGCCTGAGTCTGCGTTTCAAAAACCGTACTGGATTAGGTATAAAGAAGGCGCTACGCTAGCCAGGGATGACAAGCGTAGGTTTGACTATATGGAAATAGCCTATGCCAGTTATCCTAGGGAATGGCGAATTGAACCTCAGCCAGGACATAATGCGCAGAATCCAAGCACAAAGGTCGATAAAGTTAGTCTAACAGTTGATACCCCATACATTAGAGCTAGATAATGTTGGGGTTTTTTATTTAAGGAGATTTTAAAATGGATATTAAGGACAGGTTAGAATTTTTTAAGGACGAGTTAGCATTAATCAGCAACCCTATAATTAGAGAATTTGTTGAAGAGTGTATAAGTCAAGCGCCCGATTACATATTTGAAGATTGCCCTTCTAGTTCGAGCGGTAAATTTCATCCCGTAGAAGAACTTGGGCCTGATGGTACTTTAATTCATACTAAAAAAGTTTTCGCATTAGCTTACGAACTTAGTAGGGGTCTGGACTGTGAGTACCATCGGGACGAAATTTGCGCTGCCGCGCTTTTACATGATTTTGAAAAGCAGGGCAAGGAGAAATCGGGACACACTACCAAAGATCATCCACAGATGATGGCGGCTACCGCAGCTAATATTTATAGAGAGAAATTCAGAGGCAGACTCGAAAGAGATTCTGCCAATATTATCTGTTCCGCTATCTTTTATCATTACGGTCCTTGGACTGATCAGTCAGTTAAAAAACCGCTTTCTAGTTATACTTGTGAAGAACTTGCAGTATATGTCGCTGACTATGTAAGTAGTAAGCGTTTTGTTCAAGTAGATTATAAGAGAAAATTGGAGATGGGATAAAATGGGAGAACTTGGTCCTGGATCTACACCAAGAAGATGGATACCAGAAGGCGGATTACAAAGACATAGGGAACGCATTCATAGGGAAAGCAAGGTTGCTGATGATCACAAGAAATTACCTTTCGAATTTTCTAAACCGCCGAGGTCTAAAGGTCAAGCGTGGTTTAGATGCGTGGAATGCGGGCGAGAATTTTCGGCGCCTATAAACACTATAATGTATGCTTGTCCTGAATGCAAAAAAGCAACTAAAGTGGAGAAATTATATGAGTAACAGTTGTTGGCATGTTTGGACGATAATTCAACAGAGATATAAAAAAGCCCAAGAATTTTTGAATTCCCTGCCAGAAATAGAGGAAGTGCTGTATCCCACAGTGTTAAAGGAATACGACACTAAATCTGGCACTAAACAAAAGAATGTACCTTTATATAGTAATTATATATTTGTTAGGTACGCTCATGACAACCATGTATATACTAAACTACATGAGTGTCCATGGATACGAGAATACTTGGGTACGTGTTCTCAAGAGGAAATGAAGGAAGTCGAAGCACTATCCAAAAGGAAATACGAGGATTTGGTACCCACTAATGAAGTTAAGACGGGCTATAGCTACAAATTGAAAGGGACGCCATTTAAGGAGATGAGATGTACTGTAGTCGATATTGATGGTGATAATATTACAGTAGCTATAGAATTATTTGGATCGGACAGATTGATTAAATGTACTATTGATGATATCGATTTGAAAGGGTAGCCATGGAGACCGACATTAAGATCAAGAAGAAACGGGGGAGACCGTTTGGGCATAAATTAAGCGAGGAAACCAAAGAAAAAATAAGGCAGCAGAGGCTAGGAACCAGGCATTCCCAAGAGACCAAAAATAAAATTTCTAGATCTTTGATAAAATATTTTAAAAAGCGAGATTCTTTGGCGGAGAGTATGGAATACGAATATCGTAAGATGCCCAAAGAAGCAGTCGCCTGGGTTCATGACAACAGAAAAAGCATTGATGAAACCGAACATGTGATGACAGAAAGGCGATTATGGTATTTGAATCAGCTCGAAATAAGTATGGGAACCGATTTTGAGCATATATTTGGACACAATGCCACCCCAGAATTTTTTATGTTATTAAAGGAAGAGGTGAATGACCCCGAGCTTATAGAAGAACTAGAATCATTGGTATAAGAGGAGAACGATGGCGAAAAGGGGGCCTGGGAGGCCAAAAAACCCACCTAAATTTAAAGAGCTATTACAGCGTTTAATTCCAGCCGCCGACATTTTTAAAGAAGACGAGAGAGAAATGTATGAAGGTCTGGTTGGAGTTTATCTACGCGATTTTGACGAATCTCAACTAACTGCAAATGATATGGATGATATTATGTCCATAGCAATGAACAGGGTGTTAGAAATCCGCTTACTGAAACTTAGCAAAGACGATACTACTTTGCAAATAGATGCTTCCACAGCCATTGAAAGGCTGAGAAAGCAAACAGAAAAACTAAAAGACAATTTAGCTGCAAGAAGAAAAGACCGCATAGACCCTAAAAAGTTTGGCGGTTTTTCTATTGTTGATTTAGCCGTTGCGTTTGATCAAGAGAGAAAGAACGAAGATTCTGAACGCGCTGCTCAATTTGAAGCTGAAGAAAAAGAAGTTTTGAAGTCAAAACTTTTGGTTGGTAATAGGGAAGACGAGGACGCAGAAGTAGTAGAAAAAGATTAATATGGCGAACATAGATATATATGAAAACATAGATCTCATTCTGGATCAGGGAGCCGCGATGATATCTCACTATAGATCTGATCCGGTTCTCGCAGCCTATGACTTGCTTCGAGTAGACTTAGCTCCTATCCAGAGAGTTATTTTAAGAGATATGTGGTTTAAAAGTTTTACTATTACGGTCATGGGGCGCGGAGGCGGAAAAACTTTTTTGTTGGGCGTTAACGCTGCCCTACATGCATTATTGTATCCAGGATATAGGATAGGACTTATTGCCCCCTCATTTCGTCAGTCCAAAATGATTTTTGCGGAGGTAGAAAAACTTTATAACAGATCTCCTATATTGAGAGAAGCTGTTGAAAAAAAACCTACTCGTGGCGCTGATACTTGTTTCTTGAAATTCAAGTCGACTGATTATTCGAACGGAAGCTATATAGAAGCACTACCTATTGGTGTAGACGGCGCCAAGATCCGTGGTTCCCGTTTCTATTTGGTTCAAATAGACGAGCTAGCTCAAATGCCGCCGGATATTATTGATATGGTTATTAGACCTATGGCGGCGGTTAGCTTGGAGCCCATGCAACGAGTTCGTGAAAAAGAAAGGCAGCAAAGATTAATAGAGTTAGGACTTGCTACAGAAGATGATTTTGAAGAAACCACTGCTAATAAAATGATAATGACTTCTTCTGGATATTTTAAGTTTAATCACATGTGGAATAGAATGAAGTCTTACTGGAAGGCTATCAAGGAGGAGCCGGAAGGTCATAAAAAATATGCGGTTCATCAAGTACCCTATAAATTGTTGCCCAAAGGATTTATGGACGAGGAAAACATTCGCGTCGCCAAAAGAGACATGTCAACCATAGAGTTCATGATGGAATATGAAGCCGCTATGGTTTCTGACAGCGATGGATTTTTTAAAGCCTCCATGTTAGAAGCGTGTACTCTTGGCAGTTCTTTTCCAATGAGGCTGAATGGTGAAAGCGGCAAGGAATATGTTATGGGTGTGGACCCAAATCAAGGGGGCGCCGCGGCTTGCGGAATAGTAATTATAGAAGTTGGAAATCCTCATAAAATAGTTTACGTACAAGAATTAAAAAAGAAAACCACTCAAGAGATGGTTATTGAAATACAAAAATTGTCAGATAATTTTAATTTGAAAAGAATATATATGGATTCTCAAGGCGGCGGTAATGCCATTAAAGATTTATTGCAAGAGGGGTATAATAAACACGAACCTATATTAGATGTGGAAGACGAAACTAATTTGAGCAAACCAGGCAGAAGGATTTTACAATTAGTTAATCCTACAAGTAATTGGATATCTGATGCTAATTTTGACGCGCTCGCGCTTTTTGAACACAAAGATTTGAGATTTCCTATGCCGCACACCTCAAGTTTAGCCGCCGATAAATTGTATGACGACGTTAAGTTATTGAAATCACAGCTAACAAATATAATTGTTACGCAAACTGCCCGGGGCATAAGACATTTTGATACGCCTAGAAAAGGGCAAAACAAAGATTTATATTCTGCTTTGATATTATCAGCTTGGGGCGTCAGAGAGCTATTTAGAGCTTCTCAGGAACCCGAAAAACGCGTTCATCACCAAGGACTGGTAAGGCAGCATAGAGCGGGTGCTAAATTTGCTCCAGTAGCATCCGTAAGTGGTAAAGATTATTTGGGGCAAGCGACTTTAAAGAAGTAATAATCTAACCGTGGATTAGTAGAGGCGTGCCCTCATATCTAAATTATAGTAAAGAAAGGATTAAATTATGGATTGGCACGAGTTTTGGAAAGAATGGATTCAACGATTGTTAGATACACTAACTTCTGTTAAAGTGTGGGTATTGATGGCAACTTTCTGCGCCGTGTTTTTTGGTGTATCTATACCTACCGCAGCGGCCACTATAATTACATCCGTTATCGGTGTTCGAGAAGGGTATAAAGTTATCAGAAGCAGAAGTGGTCAGGGAGAAAGAGATAAGATTTAAAAAGGAGTATTTATATGGATTCTAAACATTTAGACCTTGTTACAGCTAATCTTAAAGAAAAATATCCAAAGGCGGGTATTCAGAGAATAGAGGTGAACGAAGAAACTGGAAAGTCCATCTTTTTCTTAAAACCTACCGAAAGCGTTTTGGCTAGTTTGCCTAATGGGGCGGGGTTGTCCCCAAGAATAGCCAGAGCTTCAACTATTAGGCGAGATTTTTTAGCCAGGCCCGATTTGGATTTGATAAAAAGATCTGTTTCGGAAGAAGATCCTAGGGAAATTTTTACTAGGGCTATCAAATATTATTTCGAAAATGACGTTTATGGGTCGCACATAGATATTTTAACCAACTTTGCGTCCAAGGGATTCGAAAACGCTATAGATAATGACGAAATAAAAATGTTTTACGATACTTGGAATTTTGACGTAAATTTTAAACAGATTTTGGATTGGATATTTTTTGATTTTTTTAGAGTAGGCATGGTAAGAACTTATAAAATTATTGGTAAATATGAGCCGGGCGTCAGTTATCTTTCGCCGGTGCCTGGTCAAAAACGCACTAAAAAAGAGCGGGGCATTCTTTCAGCAATCACTGAAAGGGCGGAGAGAATAAGGGCTAGGCGACTGGCTAAAGTAGAAGAGAGGATGAAGCAGTTAGACGGCCGGAAACCCGATGAAAAAGTTTTAAAAGAAGAACTGGCCGCGCGAAAAAAAGTATGGTCAAAAGGTTTTATGCCCATTGCTTATACTGTTTTGAACCCTCTAAATATTACCATTGAGGGTAGTTTGTTATTTGACAAATCTAAAGTAATTTTGGAACCCTCTCCCGAATTGAGAGCGCTTTTGACTAAAAATACCGGTGACATGACCGATGACGAGAAAGAAATAGTAAAATTTTTGCCCTCGGACTTTAAAAAGGCTGCGGAATCTGGTAATATAGAGCTTGATCCGATGTTCGTAGGCGCCATTGATTACAGGAAACAGCCGTATGAGCGGTATCCAAAACCCCGAGGGGTTAAAGCTTTTGATTCATTGGAGTATAAAAAGTCTTTGCGAGAAGCGGATTTAAGTACTTTGGACGGAATTTCTAATTATATCCTTAAGATAACTATTGGAAATGACGACTATCCTTGTACTGATCAAACTCAATTAGAGACCGTTGCTCAATTATTTAATACTACTTCCAAATCTTTTGACGTAGTTTGGAACCACACTTTGGAAATAGAAAAAATAGTTTCGCCTGAAATTGAAGCTATTTTGGGGCAGGATAAATATACGCAGGTTAATGAAGACATTACCGGCGCTATCGCGATGTCTAGAGCGTTGATAGATGGTACCACGAATGTTAATACTGGTGAAGCCGGGCTGATTACTAAAGTAGTTATAGAGGAGATTAATTACGCTAGGCGCCAAGTTGAAAGGTGGATTTACAATGAGTACAGACAGATAGCGGAAGCCGCTGGTTTTGATCAATTTCCGAAAGTTCGTTGGGATAACACTATACTTAGAGACATTATACTTTACATGAGCACTATTTCGCAGCTCGTTGACAGGCGCATGCTGTCTTACAAAACCGCCATTGAGCAACTCGGATTTGATTATCCTAATGAATTTAATAACATGCAGAATGAATTACCATCTGTTCTGGAAGGTGTTTTGGGTATTTTGGGCAGTCCCTTTCAGCAATCCAGAATGGGATTTCAGCCGGTTCAAAATGCGCCGCAGGGAACACCTTCGGCGGGCAGGCCCAAGGGGCAGGTACCCAAAAAGAAACAACCTAGCACAAAACCACAAACTAAAATTAAAACACCTAATCAGGCGCCAAGCCAACAGCCTGGTCCAAGTCCGCAAGCTGCTGGAATAAGTGTGAAAAATGCGATTACAAAAGCCGCGGAAATTTTAGATGAGGATGAATTTAGGTCTTTTCTTAAAGGTATTTCACTTGAATTAAAATCTGATAATCGATAGTGGTGGCGCATATTTAACTAACCCGCCTATTATTAGAGGCACTATCATTTTTAAGAGGAGGAGTTTGCCGTGGAGAAATATATTCTAGAGGCGGATATAGAACTTTTCGAGGGCACGGAGGACCTCAAGAAGGAAGTTGCGTCGATTATGCAATTTCCTGAAAACAGAACCCCGGATATGCTGTTCTTTTCGGGCATTTTTGTTTCGTCTGGAGAGAATCTAAACAAAGCATATTTTTTACCCTCCGAACTAGTCAAATCACACGCCACAATCAATAACAAAGCATTGGATCTAGAACACAGCGAAACCGATATCGTAGGGCACATCTATGACAGTGCTTTTGTTGACAGAGCCGGAAAAAGACTTGATATTGGTAGTCTGAAAGAATATAATGAATCCGAATTGAATAAAATGGATATTGACGTTATGATAGCCGGAATTATTTATAAAAGTCGATTTCCAGAACTGGCAGAAGAAGTTAAAAATAATAAATGGAAACTATCAATGGAAACCTATTTTCAGGATTTTGATGTGAAAATAGGTGATCTAATTATGTCTAGAAAAGAAGCTGAGGCGCTCGGCTTGGCTTCAGAAGACGTTTTGGGAAGGTTGGCAAAAATTTTGAGGAAAGGGAAAGAAATTGCCAAAGGCAATATCGCAAGGGTTTTAAGAGAACTTATGTTTTCTGGGTGCGGGTTGGTGCAGAATCCAGCTAACCCCAGATCTGTTATTTTGGAAACGGCTAAGAAGCGTAAAGAGGCTAAGGGTGAGGAAATAATAATAGAGCTAGAACCTGAAGTAGGGGAGAACGATGATATGAAAAAGGAAAAAGCGCAGGATTTTACTTCACCCGCCGCTGATCCAGGCGGGCCTGATGGTAGAGATATACTTTCGCAAACAAGCCCGGGAATCTGCGTGAGCTATCGAAGACGGGTTATCGATGCCACATATGAAGGTCCTGACACCAAGATTCTTCATGAAGACTGGTGTACTTTATATGATACGGCATGTACCTCGCCCTCAAGAGGCGCGGACCACCCGGAATGTATTAGGCATCAGATTATAGAAGTTACCGGGCGATATACACATCACAAGTTAGGCATTTTGGCCGAAAGGGATAAACGAGGCGATCTCTTAACCAGATTGAAGAACTTGTTGAATAAATAATAAAAGGAGGTAATCGCTCATGCCACAAGCACAGACCGGAAAAACTAAAAGTGTTCCTAAAGTTGTAAGGGTAAACGCTGCTGATGGCGAAGCCGTATTGTACAGAAATCTGGGCAATGGACGCAGGCTACCCTTTATTTGGGGCACTAGTGTCACTTTGGCATCAGGTGTCACCGAAGTGGTGATATCCAGCGGTGTTTCGTTTCATGGTAATGACGTTGCGGCAGGAATCATTGAAGTAACTCCGCTTTCAGCTGCTGGCGGTGCTCTTGGCTACTATGTAGACAAAGACGCTGTTAATAATGTAGTTAAATTGAAAGCGGCTGCTCCTAGTGAGGACTGCGCTTTTGACGTCATGATTATGTTGGGTGTTGGTTACAATTTCGATAACACTCACACAACTCAAGTTTTTTGGAAAAATTCTTCAGTAACTTATACTGGTTAATTGTATTATTCTAAAAGCATTGGGATAAGGACATGGGGCATTTTGAAATTGAATTAACAGAGGTTGGTCAGAGATTTTTAAACTATTTTAAGGAGGTTTAGCTTCATGACTGATGATAAACTGACTCAAGATGTTAAGTCTATAGTCGATGGCATCTTCAAGCAGAAAGAAGAAGTGGCTATGCGCAAAGAAATCGAGGACGCGCTAGACAAGTCCGCTAATAAAATCAATGAACTCGTTGAGACCTTAGAGGCAAAGGATACCGAGATGAGCAAATTGGAAGATCAAGTGGGCGAGCTTGAGGGTACTATTGCTGAGCTTTCTGACAAAGTTGGTGAGCTTGAGAAAGAGAAGGAGAATCTTGAGAAAGAAAAATCTGACTTTGAAGCTGAGAAAGAAGAGCTAGTAAAACAAGCAGAAGAAGTTAAAACTGAGCTTGACAATATTAAGAAAGATCAACTTGCGCAGGCAAGGTTTAATGAACTTAAAGAAGCTGGTGTTGCTGCTACTGATGAAAAAGCTGTCGAAGATCAGATTGCCAAGATTCGCGAGATGGAAGACGAAGTTTTTGAGACTTACAAAGAGGAACGCGTTGAGCTTCGAAAATCCATCGTTGCCGAGCTAGAGGCATCTAGTAAGGAAGATAAAGAGTCTGAAGAAGAGGAAGCTTCGGAAGAAGAGGGAAAGGAAACCAATTCGGAAGAAGAAGAGGCTTCGGAAGATACCACAGCTGAATTGGAAGAAAATGAGGAAGAGGCTGCGGCCGATTCTGAAGAATCAATTGACCCCATGAAGGCTGTTGCTGCTATGTTGAATATGGAGATTACTCCTAAAAAAGAAATGCGCGACAAGTATCTAGAGTTAGGCAAAGAATTGGCCAAGAGATTTACGCGAGAGTAATCTTTGTTAAATTTTGTATAAGGAGGAAGCATAATTATGTTTATTCCAAGGCATCCTGTTGTTGAAAATCAGTTCTGTCAGTTGGCCGCTGGTGCGACTAAGACTGGAACTGGTGCTGTTCTAGCATATGCGGGTTCAGCTTGTTATCTGGATAATACTCAGACTGATGCTACAGTAAAAATTTATGTGGCGAATGAGGCTGATGTATGCTTCGGATTTTTGATGCAGAAAGTTAAGGAAGGCTACCATGCAATTCATCCAGCTGGAATGACGTTGCCTGGAGATCTTGGATCTTCTGACGTTATTGCACAGCCTAGCTATGATGCTAATGGTGTAATTAATGGTTTTAAACCCGCTCCTGTAGGTGTTGCTCACTTGGGTATTTGGGATACCATTCATTATTGGAATGACGGTACGGTTCTTAATGCTGGTGATACTCTTGGTATCAGACAGTCCAGTCTTTCTGAACTTACTAAAGATGGTACATTGAATGGTGTTGCCGCTAATCAGGCTGTTGCTAAGGTTGTTAAGGGCGCCAGCGCTGCTCAAGTAGCTGCCAATGATGCTAATACTACTCTTTATCCAATTAGGATAAAATTGCTATATTAATAGGATTATGATTTATGGATTAAAGCACGCCTAGTGCATCCAAAATTACTTGATGGAGGATAGTTAGGTTATGGATAGAAAAGAAATGCAAGAACTGTTCAGGGCTACTTCAGCTATTAACAAGCCTGAGGGTCTGGCTGCATATCGTGAGTTTGCTGCTGCTCTAACTACTCCGATCCTTCAAGCTATTGAGCGAGATTCCATCATGAGACAGCTTTTTGCTGTTGAAAGACTGGGGCCGGGAGCACAGGCAAGCTATCCGGTTGCGGAAGATTTTGAGATTCCTGTATGGGTACTGCCTGGACTAGGTTACGTCGCTCAGAACTTTATTGAAGGTATCGGCGAAGAGGTATACGTTCCTACTTTTACAATCGACGCTTCAGGCGATTGGAAATTGACGTATGCTCGAGATTCAAGAGTGGACATTGCAGCTCGCGCTGCTGAAAAAGCCGCTAAGGCTATTTCTGACTATGAAGAGGAATGCGGTTGGAGAGTAATTCTTCCTGCTGCTACTTCCATCTTTCATGGAAAGGGGTTGCTAGGTTCCCGTCCTGCTCCTATTTATGAGATCAACCCCGCATCTACTGGTGCTGGGTATCTTTCCAAAGAACTCATTAATAAGATGATTGTTGGCTTTAAGAGAATCGGAAGAACTTTGACCGATCTTTATGTTTCACCCGAAGACGCTGCGGATATTCGTGAATGGACAGACACAGATATCGATCCCGTGACTCGAAGAGAGATCTTCCAGGCTGCGGGTATGGGTAGCATTTGGAATGTTACACTTCATGAAATTCAGCATCTTGGTGCCACTGGTTTGTACAACATTAATGGAAGCACCTCAGCATATGGTAAATTCCTTGCTGGTGGTGGCGAAGTATACAATGGCTATACTTTGGATAATCCTAATGTTACTGCTGCTGATGGTACTGTAAGTGATCTCGGTGAAACCCAGATTATCGGTTTTGATATGAGTGTTAATGATTCTCTCGTAATGCCTATTAGGAAAGAGTATGAAGCTCATGACGATCCAACACTATTGAGGGTACAGAAAGCTGGATTCTTCGGTTGGGAAGAAATCGGATTCGCATGTCTAGATCCTCGTATGCTGGGTCTTGGAGTTATTGACAGGTCCTTATCATAATATAAGTTAAAATAGCGTGCCCGCTTTAGCGCGGGCGCGCTTTAAAACTTGGAGAAGGTTATGATTTTAGAAGTAATAGCTACTATAATTTTAATTGAAGCTATGACTAGCATTTTAAGCAAGTCGGAATTAGTATTACCATTGAAAAAGTTTTTACACAGTAGTAATAATAGTATCATGAAATTTTTTCATGATCTGCTAGATTGTCCTTATTGCACGTCAGTGTGGGTGAGCCTATTTAGCATAGCGATGCTATATTTATACATAAACAACCTACTGCCACGGATACTGGCGTTGTTTTTTATGGGCATAGTTTTACACAGATTATCAAATATTTTACATTTCATTATTGATAGAATTGATTCAAATCATACAAATTTGGACAAGGGATAATGAAATTAAGGAGGACAAGGTTATGAACGGGTACGTTAAAAATAAAACTGCTTCATGGAGACACGCACTGAAAAGATCTATTGGGCCTGGACATCAGGTTGATCTTGATGAACTTTATGAACAGTACGGTAAGAAACATGATTTGGAAGAGGGAAAGCCTTTTGTAGAATGGCTTCGTTCTGTAAAATTGCCAGACAATACTGTTTGGGAAATCGTCTATGACGATGGTAAGCCCAAGGCTGAAATTAAAGAATCTAAAAAGGTTGATATGGTCATGCCCCACGTGAAAAAGCCTTTGGACGTAAAGGATATTGTGACCATGTCTGTCAGACAAGCTCGACAAGACCTTAAGAAAATAACAGATATTAAGTTACTTAAGTATGCTTTGGGCGAAGCTCGACAACTGGCTAACAAAGACACGCTTTGCATTATGCTGAGGAGACGTATTCAGGAATTGGAACTTACTAGGAGGTAATTTTAAATGCCTTTAGTACCGAAAACTTATGAGCAACATATAAAATCTCCTAAATTTTACAGCACCGCCGTTGGCGATGGTGGATATAATCCTGAGATCACAATGTATTACAATAATGTCGACGAGTTACTTAAGATAGAGGAGGTTTGGCGAGGAATTAAACATATTCAGACCGTCTCTGGTTCAAATTACGCCAACCATACTATAGATTATAGTGTAACTTATGGTGCTTGGGAAGAGACTACCGTTTCATAGGAGGCAATAAGTGAAACTCGTCTATAACCCTTGGGGTAAGATTTACCAGTTTATTAGTAGTGGACGAGAATTGCAAGGCGCTTCTGCTACCTATCCTTTCTCCATTCCAGAAACAAATATAGGTGGCGGGTCCATTTTGTATTTATACCGTTTTGAGTTGGGAGTCAATGAGCACGTTTACGTATGGACTGCTGGTATAACAAATGATAAAGGCGACGAGCCTGATAAAACTTTTATTCAACTTTATAACGAAACTGATAATAAAGTGGAGTATAGTACCAATATAAAATTTGCCAGCGGTAACCCACTTAAAACCGTATTTTATGGCATGGCTGGTGCTAAGGATATGTCTATTCGAATAAATAATGAAGACGGCGATATAAAAGTGCATGGGTTTATGACAATAAGCTGGGATATTGTAAGATAAGAGGTAGTCATGATACAATTAACTATTGAAGTGGCGGATATTGGCAATGTAATGTTGATGTATAACACTATCCGTATTTATACCTCGGACGCGGAGAATGGTACGTATACTTATTTAGCTTCGGTGTCTCTGCAAGCCGGGGTCTCTACTTATACATATCTACATCTTGCCGGCACCACTGACACTTGGTATAGATCTTCCTATTACAACACTACTACGCTGGCCGAAAGCTCTTTGTCTAACGCAGCTAGAGGCACGGCGCCCTCCCTTTATCACATAGCCACTTATCCTAACGAGTATGATTTTGATTCCACCGAGGAAATAATAATTAGAAAAATAAGACGTTTAATCGGTGATTCTAAGGGATTATCACGTTTATGGATAGAAGGTAGTGATATTTGTGCGGATGGTTTGTGTTCAAATATGCTTGAAGATGGGCATACTTTGGACTTAGAGGAAAAAGGATGGCCGGTTTATATTTCTATAAATGATGTTGAGTACACCACGTTGGCAGACCCCATAGTTCAAGGATATAGATACCTCACTTTTAGTGGGTCTTTAGAAACGCTTACTAGTGGATGTGTTGGCGACATAGAGATATGGTATAGTACATTCAAATTTTCTGATAGAGAAATTTATGAAGCTTATGGCGACGCGATGATTCCTCCACTAGTTCCTGCCGATTGTGTTAGTGAAGATCATTTAATGTTGCAAGCTTCAATTGATTTACTAGAAAGTTTGACTGCGGAAGATTTAGTAGATGATGGTGCTCTCATAAGAGATGATCAGACTGTATACGATCCATCACCCGGTTTACGAGAAAGAGATCGTTTGATTAATAGGCTTAGGAAACAATTGGACCTTTTAGTAAAGGAATGTTTGAAAAGTGGATTACTTGGATTAGAAGGGGTCTTAATAGATTAATAATAGATAAATATAAACGGAGCAAGGTCGTAAATGTGGATACTGGCGTACTTCACGCACGACGGGGAACCAGCGACCGGCTTATCGCCCTTAATTAAAGTACGAGATGTAGAGACCGGCACCGTAGTCATAAACAATGTTTCAATGATAGAGAAGGGCGACGGATTTTATGGCTACGACTTCAACGCTTATAACCCGCAGAAAGATTATGCGATTATTTGTGACAGTGTTACCCTGTCCGGCGTGGAGAGGTATACCTACGCTTCGAGCGGTGAATATAACGAAGTATTAGATGATATCGAATCAACGGTCGGTATAGTTGATATAAGAACTACTCTTTTGAGAAAAATTCAGACTAACCGACTTGAACTTTTTGATGGCGACACAGACAACTGGATCTTATACGACGATGATGCTGTGACGCCTTTGTTAACTTTTAGTGTTAGCGACAAAGACGGCGATATCATCGTTCAATGCCCCCAATCACCTTCCAAAAGATCTGGAGCTGCTGGATTACCCAGTGGAACGCTATCACCAGATATCTATATGAGGAAGTCGGTTTACGATCCAGATGATGACGGATGTGTCACATGTGCGGAAAACGTAAGCGATGGAATCTACAGTTCAACTGCGTCAGGAGTTAAATATGCGGTTGACAATTCTCACCACCCATGTATTCTTGGAACAAAATGCATAGATGAAAGTAATATTGGTGACGGACTTATAGTCGCTTATGATGCCGCCAGTGATAGATTGGTGTATACTACTATTACTGGCGTTACTATTTCTGGTGTAGTGACTGATCATGGGGCACTGACGGGTCTTTTAGATGACGACCATCCGCAATATCATACGGATGTTCGAGGAGATGCAAGATATTATACGCAAACGCAAGTTCTTGAATTAATAGGTCAAAATAAGTCGGGGATAGAAAATTTAAGTTTAGGAGATACGAGTACTGTTGTTACTTTTGGAGCTGCTTTTAGTGATCCGAATTATGCTCTTATAGTCAGCTTAGAAAATATTATTGATTCACCGGCGTCAGAATATGCGCTTACGATAACGGATAAAACAGTTAATGGTTTTACAGTGAATTATTCTGGTCACATAGATTCAGATAATTACACTTTGAATTGGTACGCTACTTTATCTGGAGGATTAGCAGGCGGAAATTATATAACCAACCTGATTGATGATACGAATCCAGAGTTAGGCGGCGATTTGGTTTTAGGGGACTACAGCATAGTAGCGAATACTACTCCAAGTGGTTGGAGTGGTGAAATTTCTACTATGATTGTGGATTGGAATGATAACGGAATAGGCACGCCATTACATATGAAATCTAATGGTCATTGGGAACAGTGCGATGCTAGTAGTAACGCTAGAATGCCTTGCGGAGCGCTGGCTCTTGAAGCGGGAACGGGTACCAAGAAGATATTATGGAAAGGGATGGTGAAGAAAACTGGATGGTCTTGGACCCCCGGAAAAATTATTTATGTTTCGACGGTAGATGGCGCTTTAACAAGTACAGCGCCTACAGCGTCGGGAACAGTGAAGCAAGCAATAGGATTAGCTATTGCTTCTAATACTATTAGATTTGACCCCGGATTTAACGCGGGAGAGATAAATACTTAAGGAGGAGAATAAATCATGGCTAGATTCAGAGCTGAGAATCTCGTATTACAAGACAACCAAAAAGTCAGATTTGGTGTCGGATACAACAACGTATCCCAATCTGAGCTATGGTGGGATCCCTCAGCCCCGCACACAACAACTAGCGGTGATTTAAGATTGAGTACTACTATAAGTATTTATCACTCCCGCGTTAAA